ACCATGGCTTTTCTCAGCAAAACCGCCTCAGCAGCAGTCACCTCCAACAGCACCGGCGGCGGCTACCTCAGCCTTTCAAAACTCCCCGATGGTGGCTCCGTCCGCTTCGCCCTACTCACTGACGAACCTCTGGAGTTCTACGAGTGCTGGGGCGCCGCCAACGGCGTTAACAAGCCCTTCCGCTTCGACTTCGAGCCCACCTACGAGGACGTGGTTGCCGAGATGGGCGACTTCGAACCCCGCGAAGGACGCGGCGGCCCTGGAACAGCCGACGTGAAGTTCGCTATCGCCTGCCCGGTCTACAACTACGAATCCGGCAAAGTCCAAGTTCTGCAGATCACTCAAAAGTCCATCCTCAAAGAAATCGACCAGATTTCGCAGATGGAAGATTATGCCGATCTTCTGGAATGGGACTTTGCAATTAGCAAAAAGGGCAGCGGCCTTACCACCGAGTACACCGTCCGCCCTGTTCCCCGTAAAAAGGGCTCGCAAGAACACCTAGACGCGGCTTGGATCGAAGCTAAATCCGAAGGCTTCGATATCACCCGCCTCCTCACTGGCGGCAACCCATTCAAGGCTTCCTGACTGCTTGAATTTTTCTACGCCCCCTTTACCGGGGGCTTTTTATTGCCAAACCACGCTTTACCTGGTACTCTATTTATGGGAAAAACTATTCAAATGCCTAATACACAAGACACCCTTGCTGGATTAAGGCGTTGGAAGCTGGAACGTGACGACGAATCCGACCCCGGCGGCAGAATTTACCGGGACATTAACGGTAACGTGTATCACAGTGTAACTAGAATACTAAAAGAGACCAGCGACACCACCGGACTGGAACGCTGGGCCGCCCGCCTCGGCGAAGTAGAAGCTACCTGCCAGCGCAATGTTGCAGCAAACAGAGGCAACATGACACACAATCAAGCAGAATACTTATTAAAAACCTCAATGCAATTAGCCCGTTCTACAGCAAACAAACGCAACTCTATCCGCTGGGACGAACAAGGCCTGGCGCGTATCCCTGCCCCCATCACCCAATGGGCACTCAAAAGGGTACGCCCCAATGTTCCCCCAGTAGGATTCAGCGCAAAAGGTTACGCTCGTTCACTATCTGACTGGATCGCTGAGAACGTAACCGAGATTTTTGCCTCCGAATTTTCCATTCACCACCCGGCAGGTTTTGCTGGAACAGCAGACGCCCTGCTCACCTTAAAAGGTAAACAAGGCATTCATGTTGTCGACTGGAAGACTAGCGTGGGGCGCAAAACCGACCGCGACGACAGGCTTCCCAGCGGCCATTCATATATCGACCAGTGTGGAGCGTATTCACTGGGACTCAAGCATTTAACCGGCTTAAAAGCATCCGGCGCCGTGATTGTACTGGCACGTCGATGTGGCACCCCCAACGTCCATTACATGTCGGCTCGTGAACTCGCCGACGCTGAAGATTCATTCATGGAACGCTGCCACAGATACTTCGATGCCATTCAAGCCTCGGCCTAACGGCCTCGACGAAAACCCATTCATGACTGGAACGCCATTCATGTATTGTTTCGGCCATTCATAATGCCAATAACTGGTATTTATTGGCGATCCTGCTAATACTTCCTCCCATGCTGGGAGTTCTATTGGAACTTGCCTGGCACTCAGCCTTGGGGCGTCTTGGGGTGTGTCTCATGAGTCTCACTGAGAATGGTACTGATAATCATTCTCAAGCCAAGGCAAAAGGAAGGGCTCCCGTGGTGGGAGCCGGATTGGAGCGCTAGTGGATCGTGACGGTAGCGGTCCCATTGATTGGAACCCCCAGCCTGTAGGCAGCCCCGGCAGACAGATCAACGGATCCGCACTCACACCTATCGGTAACTGGTACGGTCAGTACTCTCCCCTGGTGTTGGATCCGTAAGCGAGTCCCGCACGGCAGAAAGGGATGCGCCGCGCTGATTCCCCAGTGCTGGTACGTCTGCCCACAAGCGGTTGGGCGACCGTCATACCAAGGGTGGTAAACGGTTGCCGTAACTTGCCTGGCATCGGCTGGCGCATGGATGGCCGCCAGCAACCACAAAAGGGTAAGCCGCCTCATGCTGCCCCCTTGCGAGAGGGTTGGCGCTTCCCTGCATCACTGCGTGTCTTGCGTGGCGCACCTTTACTGGCACGGGTCCTAACGGCTGGGGCGCGGGTCGCTACGCTCCCCGCAACCGCTGGAGTGCTGTTGTTTGGGTCGCGCGAAAAAATACCCGTAGCTTGTGGAAAAAGTTCTGCGGGGATGTCGGCGCCACCGTTGAGGGCTTGGGACGCACGCCAGTAAGGCACAAGTTCGCGCCACACCTGTAGCGGGCCCTCTTTACCGTGTGCAGCCTGCAAAGCCAGCAAATCCGCCCAATCCGAAGCCTCGATGCTGGAACGTTCTACCGCCCATCGCAGATCGCGTAGGTGGCGCTTCTCAAGGCGCAACTGTTCGCGCTCCGCTTCCCTGGCGTCTTTTCGGTCCCGTTGACTGTTGAACATAGGCTTGGTGTGCCGTACCCTGTGACAATAGCGCAAGGGTCAACCCAGACCAGCCACATGAAGATGTGTAACAGCAAGACGGATTACGGCTGGTGCTGGCGCAATGATGGCGGAGCACACCAAGGAAGATCCTTCCAATGGCAACCACACCCAAAGCCAGCCCTGCACTGCTGGAGCGTATCGGACGGCTGGAGATTTGCTCCGGTCACTGGATCCTCATCCGAGACGGCGAACCCGAGACGGATTGTTCCCATCAGTGGCACCACACCCCGGAGCGCCACCTAGAGACCTGCCTAGCTGAGCGCTGGCGCGATGTCTCCCTAGGTTTCGTTCCTTCCTATTGCGGCTGGAGTGATTACGCGAGCACTGGCCTAGTAGGCAAGGCTAATTTTAACGTCTTGACCGATCCCGCCAGCACACCCGATCCCCTAGGCGGCATCTTGACCGTGGGCTACGGCTGGAACGGGTCCGGCGTTGTGCTGGATCTGCTGCGGGTTCCTGCGGACGTGATAGAAGCCGTTGAAGCGCTGGAGTCCTATCCGCTGATCTCTGAAGACGAACACTCCACACTGGAGCTGGAGGAGATTGATCGTGTTTGGCAGGACTGCTACGCGTCAGAGTGGCGCGACGCAATCCGGGATCATTTGGCTGCCTACTGCCCACTTGACGTGCTGGAACGTAACGCTTACGGCCCGAGCACCGCGAAGTACTGGGCCGATGATCAGCTGGACTGCCTGCCCGATGATCAGCTGGAGCGCGATCTGCTGGAACTTTTCAACGCTTGCCGCGAAATGGCCGGCGAAGAATGGGAAGTGCAGGACCTGAGCGCTGGCGCCTACATCAGGCTGGAGCGGATCGCCGCAGGAATCGACCGCCTGGATCTCGTGGGGCTAACCGGCCTGGCACTGCTGCCGCTTGATCAGGAATGGCGCCGGGAGTCCTACCCGTGGCCGGACGGTTCCCGGGATGCACTGGCGCCTGCCTTGGCTTGACACCGGGCCGGATCCGGTTCTACACTCACACACAAGCCCAACCCATAGGCCCACACAATGACTGACACTTCATTTCACTGGACAGGAACTCACGTCAGCGGTTCCCGTGCCTGCGCTGTCGTTCGATACGCTGGCGCCACTGACACCCGTGGTAGCCGCTGGCTTGCCACAATCAAGCGTGACTCTGACACTACCTGGCGTGGGTCAGCCACATTTCAGGAGGGTCCCATAACCGCTGCACTTCGGGCAGCTGGTAAGGCCGGCGTCGAGTGGCAGGCTGTTACCTGCCACAGTATTGATGCCAATACCTACGCAGTGGGGTTTTGAGCGATGCTGGAAACTCTCACCGTTTGGGATGTGGAGCTGACCGATACGTTCGGGGGCGAGGCTAATTACAGCTGGGTGCGACGTGATCAACTGGCGCTGCCACAGGATGCCAACCGTAGGCAGGTTGTGACGGCTGCCAAGGCTGCGCTAGGTCTGACAGGTTGCCGATGCCGGACGTTCGAGCACGGCGAGGGATTCGAGCTTCGCCCGGTCGGCTCCTGCACCGTTGCCTTCGTCTTGCCGTCCTATTGAGTGGTTTTCGCATCGCTCAGTCCGCACCGCTCAGGCGGTGCTTTTTTATTGTGCCGCAGTGGTGGCGCTAGTATTGAACCAAACGGCCAGGGAATCTAACAATGTCGGACAATCCGGAAGCTAACAACGAAGCGCCGGAAGTTACGGCGGAAACTGTAGAAAATAAGCAGCGACCCTATGGGAAGCGGAATCCTAATGCCGTTATTGAAGAACGCCGGAAGCGACTTTATAAAAGGCAGTTGACTGGTCTTCCTGTTCGCCAGCTGGTTCTAGATCATGCTGATCGTGAAGGTATCGGCGAAGTTACAGCCTGGAGAGATTGGGATGAGGTGAAAAGGTGGAATGAAGAGGATTGGAGCAAAGATCGAGAGAGTATAGTTTCACGTTTACAGGCTATGCGTATGCGCGCAATCGATGCCGCAATCCGGAAGGGTCAGATCGGAAGCGCTCAGCTACTGATGCGAGACCTTGGCGCAGTGGTTGGCGAGGTTGCACCGGAAGCTCAGGCTGCTGCAGCGCCGACCCTTCAGATCACCGTGGAAGACAAGCGCCAGGGCTAGGCAAACGGCCGATAGTGTGCAACAATGGGATGTAAGCTCACCATGCTTCCCAATGGCCAACCGCCTCCTGACCCTGGCCGCCCTGCTCACCGCCTGCGGTGTGCTCGCCATGGGCGCCGACAATGCAAACCAGCTGGCACGATGCGAGTCTGCCGGTCGATCGGCAGCCGAGTGCCGGCTGGTAGTGCTGGGCCGCTAGCGGCTTGTGCCAATTTGCGATCCGGTACAAATCCGTCCGGATCGCTCGCAATCGGCTCACCGATCGACTAGATTTACACAGTAACGCAAGCCCAGCGAACTATGACCACCACCAAGCGCCTGTTCCAGCTAATCATCACCCGCACCGATCGCGCCTCGCTTCCCTCCGGTGCTGCCATCGGATTCTCCACTACTGTTTTTGCTGACAACCTGGAGCACGCCGAACAACAAGCCTCCCAGCTTGTCGCACGCTCCCGCGACGCTGCCCTCCTGTTCGTGGAGAAAGTCGAAGACGTCACCCCTTGACCCGCGCGGTTAATACCGCAACCGCCCCGGGACTGAGAATCATTCTCACCCGGGGTAAGGTTCGAAACTGGCGGAAGCTGGGGGCGGCCCAGGGAACCTACTGACATATCCTCAATTCCCTCTTCTGTACTACACCGGGGGCAGGGGTTCAATTCCTGTACTACCCTAGAAGGTACCCATACCCCAAAAAATGCCCGATTCTGCTGGAGCCCTTACCCTTCGCTACGCCCAAGGCGAGGTATTTTCCAGCCGAAAACGCTTCAGAGTGCTGGTAGCTGGCCGACGATTCGGCAAAAGTTACCTGTCATGTATCGAGTTATTGCGTGGGGCGATCGAAAGGCCGGGCGAAACCTTTTTCTATGCCGCCCCTACATACCGGATGGCGAAAGACATTGCCTGGAAGGTAATGAAACGCCTGGTCCCAAAAGCCTGGATCAAGAGCAAGAACGAAACGGACCTTAAGATCGAGCTGGTGAACGGCTCAACGATCGAACTAAAGGGCACTGAAAACGCAATGGCCCTACGAGGCCGCAGTTTGGCTGGCGTGGTGCTCGACGAAGCCGCCTTCATGGACGCCGAGGTCTGGTTTGAAGTGATCCGCCCAGCGCTTGCCGACAAACAAGGCTGGGCACTCTTCATCTCCACCCCAGACGGCACCGCCAGCTGGTTCTACGACCTCTGGTGTTATTGCGAGGAAGGCGACAAGGACTGGCAACGCTGGCAATTCACCACAATCGACGGCGACAACGTTCCACCAGAGGAAATCGAAGCCGCCCGCTCCCAACTAGACCCCCGCACTTTCCGCCAGGAATTCGAAGCCAGCTTCGAAAACCTGAGCGGCCTCGTCGCCATCAGCTTCTCGGACGACAACATCGACAAACAAGTCCAAGACCTGCCAGTCCTACCCCTCCTGCTTGGAGTGGACTTCAACGTGGACCCAATGAGCGCAGTATGCGCCGTCAAAAAAGGCGACGTGCTCTGGGTCTTCGACGAAATCATCATGACCGGCGGCGCCACCACCTGGGACCTCTGCGAAGAAATCCAATCCCGCTACGGCGTGGAGCGCCGCATCATCGCCTGCCCCGACCCCACAGGTGGCGCCCGCAAAACAAGTGGCGTCGGCGCCACGGACCACAACATCCTCCGCAAATCCGGCTTCACAGTCTCTAGCCCCCGCAACCCCTGGAAAATCCGCGACAAGATCACCTGCGTCAACACCGCCCTCCTCGATGCAACTGGAACCCGCCGCCTCTTCATCCACCCCAAGTGCAAAGAACTAATCAAATCGCTCCGCACCCTTACCTATTCCCCTGGAACAGGCCTCCCCAACAAAAACCTTGGTGTAGACCACGCTTTCGACGCGCTCGGTTATCTATGCCTACAGACCTTCAACCTTGCCAAGCCAGAGAGTCTCGGCAAAACGTCCTATCGTGTGTGGTAACACCCCCTCGCTGGCACAAAATGGCGGCAAAAAAGCCCACCAAAGGCCAAAAGAAGGTCGAAAAAGTGATGTCAGAGTATAAATCTGGCGCACTGAAGTCCAGCTCGGGCGCAAAAGTAACCAGCCGCAAGCAGGCCGTAGCGATTGCCATGTCCGAGGCTGGTATGACCCGCAAAAAGCGCAAGAAGTAGACCGATGGCACGCAAAAAACCCGGCGACCCCGGCCTTTACGCCAACATCCAAGCAAAACGCAAGCGTATCGCCGCCGGCAGCGGTGAAAAAATGCGCAAACCTGGCACTAAGGGTGCCCCCACCGCCGCTGCCTTCCGCGCAGCCGCCAAAACCGCCAAGCGACCTAAAGGTCGCAAATAACCCGGAGATAAATCATGGCTGCCGTCGCTATCACCGCCAAAGACCACTTCACCAACATCGTCGAATTTACCGGCGGCAACATGAGCGCCGTCGACGACTGGATGGAAGTCCCCGCCCAATCCTCCAGCTACACATTTGCCGCCACCGTCACAGGCGGCGCCAACTTCCAACTTGCCTTGGAATGCAGCTTCAACGGCAACGGCAACTGGTTCACGGTCGACACCAGCAAAACCATTAACTCCAACGGCCAATACGTCTACTTCTACGACGGCAAACCTGCCGCAAAGCTTCGTATGCGCATCGCCTCCATCAGCTCCGGCACGCCCACCGTCGTACCCCACATTGCAGTCGCTTATCACGGCTAATGGCAATCCAAACGGTAAACGGCGGCTGTATTCACATCGAAATTGATGCTGAAGACGGCCTCACCCACGCCACCTTCGTCTTCAAAACCCCTCAAAACCCCGAAATTATCGGCGGTTTTGTCACGATGCTGACGCAAGGCATCGAAGTACTGGTACCCATCGCTGACCCCGACGACGAGGAAGACGACGATGATTGAGTATCGCGGCGAAAAATTCTCGGGCTACAACAAACCGAAACGCACCCCAAACCACCCCAACAAATCCCACGTAGTCCTCGCAAAGGAGGGCGACAAAGTAAAACTTATCCGCTTCGGCCAACAGGGAGTTTCTGGATCCCCCAAGCGCGAAGGTGAATCAGCAGCAAACAAAGCCCGCCGCGAAGCCTTCAAAGCACGCCACGCAGATAACATCGCCAAAGGCAAGATGTCTGCCGCCTACTGGGCAAACAAGACCAAGTGGTGACTCTCTGCCAAAATAAGTACAAAGTAGGAGCCTAGCCGTGGTCTACAGCGCCAACATCCCCCCAACTGGAGCTGTAGTCAGCGAATCCCCGTTCGTCCGCAGCCTCGAAGTCATCGCCATGATGCCGGACTGGGGCGTAATGGCCGCCGTCACCCGTGGCACGAACTACATCCGCGACCTGTGCGAAACATATCTCCCCCAAGAACCGCGTGAAGATGACGACGCATACCAAACCCGCGTCGACCGCAGCGTCCTCAGCCCCTACACCAGCCGCCTAATCGAAACCGCCGCCGGCGCCATCCTCCGCAAACCCATCCACATCGAAGGCGACCCCTACTGGCTGGAGCTGGCACAGAACATCGACGGCCTCGGCTCGAACATCAACGAATACGCCCGCCGCGCGTTGGTAAGCAGCCTTACCTACGGCCACAGCGCAGTTTTGGTGGATTACCCAGCAGCGACTGAAGCCCGCAACTTGGCCGAAGAACGCGCCATGGGCCGCCGCCCGTACTTCGTCCATGTCGACGCCCCCCAGATCTGGGGCTGGCGCAAAGAACCCGGCACCAACCGCCTACTGCAAGTCCGCATCCACGACTACGACGTCCGCCCCCTCAACGAATTCGGCGAAGAGCAAGTCGAGGAGATGCGCGTCATCTACCCAGGCCGCTACGACCTGTACACCCTCGGCCAAGAACTGGTGGAATTCACCGCCACGGGCGGCTACAGCCTCGACGAAATCCCCCTTGTCCCGATCTACAGCAACCGCCGTGGCCTGCTGGTATCCCAACCCCCACTACTGGACATTGCCAATCTGAATATCACGCACTACCAACGCCAAGCGGACCTTATCCACGCGCTCCACATCGCTGCCATGCCCACCCTCGTCCTAGAGGGCTGGGACGACACAACTGGTTCCGCAACGATGGGCGTCAACTACGCCATCGCCATGCAACCAGGCAACAAGGCGTACTACGTACAAGCCGACGCCACCAGCTTCGACGCCCAAATGCAAGAACTCCAGTCCTTGGAGGGTCAAATGTCCACGCTAGGCGTCACCAAACTCTTCGGCCAAAAGTTTGTTGCTGAGTCCGCCGAGGCCAAGCGCATCGACCAAGCCCAATCCAACAGCGTGCTCTCGATCATCAGCCAAGAACTGGAGAGCGCCCTCAACCAAGCCTTCGCCTTCGCTGCCCAGTACGTGGGCATGGAACCGCCCGAAATCACGATTGACCGCGACTTCGACTACTACCGCCTGATCGGCCAAGACGTCTCCGTACTGGCCCAACTGAACCAGATGGGCAAGATCAGCGACGCCATGCTGCTGGAAGTGTTGCGTCGCGGCGAAGTCCTGCCCGACAACATCAACATCGAAGACGAACTGGAAGCCTCCACCACAAACGCACTGGCACTACCAGAAGCCGCAGAGAACACCGGCGACGAGGACATGGAACAGCGCGAAGAGGAACTCGATTCTTAACTGCTAACCTATAAGTGTCCAAGTAACACATAACTGTGCCTGAAGAACAGCAAGCACCAGTAACTCCTGTGGAGGCTGTTGCCCCTCAGCCTGTGGCTGAAAGCTCCGATCTGGCCACCCAACTCGAAGCGCTTCGTGCGAAAAACCAAGAGTTGATTGCCGAGCGCCGCAAAGACCGCGAAAACCGCGAAAACCTCCAGAAACAGCTAGACGAACTACGTGTAGCCCAAGAATCCGCCAAAACCGCCAAATTGGCCGAATCCGGCGAATTCAAAACTCTCTGGGAACAAGCCCAAGAGACCGTGGCCGAGCTTAAACAGCAGCTCGCCGCAAAAGAATCCGAAGTGGAACAAATCCGCCAAGGATTCACACAAGAACAAGTGAAGTCAGCCGCTATTGCACAACTTTCTCAAGCGGGTGCACTGGCACCCGATCAGCTGTATCGTTTACTTCAGGAGAACCTACGCGCTAAAGAAGGACAGCCTGTGGCTGTTGTCGGCGGCGTGGAAGTTCCAGTTGGTGAGTACATCGCCAACTTAAAAAACCCCGGCAGCGGTTACGAGCACCACTTTGCAGCTACGAACCGTGCCGGCATGGGTGTTACGGGTAGTGCCCGCAATACATCCCTCCCCGGCCAAGCCAACCCCTGGTCTAAGGACAGCTGGAACGTCACTCAGCAAATGATGATGCTTGCCAGCGACCCCGACAAAGCCCGGTTGTTGAAAGCCGAAGCCGGCCTCTAGCCCCTGTGGGGCAACCTCCCCAACCTTGACTCCACTGGAGCTACCCAATGTCTGCTTCTAACAGCAACTTCGGGGGAACTTTTCTCTCGAACCTTGTAACTCGTCCCGAGTTTCTTCAGTACACCGCTGAGGGCATCTTCGAGCAATCGAAGTGGGTTCAGAGCGGCATCGTGCAGCGCAACGCTGCCCTTGATGCCCGTGCTGGCGGCACCCGCGTGCGCGTGCCTTTCTTCGACCCCATCGCCCCCACCGAAACCCAGATCCTCTCCACCTCCAGCTGGAACGGTGGCCTGGGTTATCTGACCGCTCAGAACGTCACTGCCGACGAGCAGATCATGACGATTCTGCACCGTGGTTTCGCCTACGCCGCAGACGACCTGAGCAAGCTCGGCTCTGGCGCCGACCCCCTGGCCCACGTCCGCAACCAGCTGACCGCCGCCATCAACAAGCTGAAGACCGCCACCCTGGCAGCCCAACTGCTGGGCCTGTTCGGCGGCATCTCCGGCGCTGGCGTCCTCGGCCCCAACCAGACCGACAAATCGTTCGCTGGTGTCCCCGGTTCGATGACCGAGGCCAACTTCCTGAACGTTGCCAACGTGGTGGCCGCTAAGGCCAAGCTGGGCGAGCGAGGCGACAACTTCGACTCCATCGCAATGCACTCCAACGTTGCGTACTACCTCCAGCAGGTGGGGATGCTGACCTTCAGCACCTCTGCCCTGTCTGCAGGCGGCGCCATCGTGTGGGGCGGCGGCGGTGTGGGCGTGACCCAAACCGAAGTGGCGACCTTCGCTGGTCTCCGCGTGGTGATCGACGACCAGCTGGTTGCACTGACCGGCGGCACCGCTACCCACGCCAAGAAGTACCCCGTGTACCTCTTCCAAAGCGGCGTTGTTTCCGAGGGCATCCAACAGGACCTGCGTCTGGCTGCAGATCGCAACATCCTGTCGATGCAGGACATCCTGGCCGTCGACTACCACTACGGTTACCACGTGACCGGCACCAAGTGGAACGTGGCCGGCGACAACCCGACCAACGCTGCCACCACCGGCAACCTGGCCGA